GTACACATATAGATCGGCTGTTCGATCTTACCGTAGAAGGTTTTCGTTTCTTGGGCGAAAATGTCCATTCTTTATTCTATAGGTTTGCCGATGCGCTTCGACAAGCCTACGTGTTCCTTTTTGGGATGCCTGAGGTACAGGGCCATTCTTTTTCTAGTTGTGGCACCTCTACAGTGGCTGGCCGATTTGATGAGATATCTGTTGGCTCGGATCTATACACTGCACCAAATGTTTTGACAACAGCTTTACCTGTTGTCCCTGGTGTTGCAGTCCCATCCATAGTGAATGCGGACCTATCTACTATCATTGCCGTTGAAAATAAACGGCTTTCTACCCCAAAGTTCAAGATGAACAAGACCATTAAACGCGATCTATTTGATTGCGCTGACCAACTCGCCGAGGAGGTTGTCTCCTCTGTTGGAGTTGATTTTTATAATGATCTCATCTCCAAGCTTCCGGAGAATCCTAGTAGTATAGAATCCCATCTTGTTAGTGATGAGGTTTTTCCGAGTACCTGTCCCGATACGACCAGTCCCGACAGCGTAAAAGAAACGCTGGTCGTCAAACAATCCTCGCCCAAAAAGCCACGTGGCGCACTTTGTCACGCATTGACATGTTCCCTAAAAAAGAAAAAGTCTGCCGCGGTAAGAAGAACCACCTCATCTCGTCCCGTAACGATGCCATGCAAGCGTTGTGGGGTCCGTATGTTATGGTCGTCGAACGGTTGCTGTACGCAATGCCGCAATTTGCCCAAACATGGAACCACCATAGATTCGGAGAATTCCATGACCAAGCCTATCAATCCCTGGGCGAGCATTATGCCCTCAACATTGACCACACCGCCTTTGATGCCCATGTCGATAAAGACTTGCTGGACGTCCAAGATTACTTCTTTAAGAAGCTTCTGGGTGTTCACGCTCCTTCTGATGATTTGTTTCGTTGTCTGGCCGGCGGGCTTTGCACGTATTGGAAATCTGGCCGCATCATACGTCTCTTGTATATGCGGTTTAGTGGCGATATGCATACTAGCTGTGGTAATGGCATTTTATCTGACTTGCTCACTCGTTGTTTGTTACGTTATTTGGGAATCCCTAAACATGACGTCATTTACGCAGTCAAAGGGGATGATAGTGACATTAGAGTTCGTTCGCGATGCTCTATCGAGAAGATCGAGAGTTTCTTCAAAACCGTCGGAATGGTTGCAAAGGTTAAAATCGTTCCTTGGTATCTCTCAGAGTTTGCCTCTATATATTATTTGCCTGGACGAAGTTCAAGCCATGGATTCAGAGTCCCTTGGAAAATTCTCACACGCGTGCCTTACTTGGTGGGCCGGTTTCGACCCGCACAGGCCTTTAGCCGATCTCTCGGCGTTGCTACGTGTGAGTACCTTGAGAACGCTGGTTGTCCTATCTTGGGAGCTTTGTCAAATTATTGGTTCCGACACGCCTCGGCGCATTCTACTACACCTCTCTTTGAGAGTGAGTTCAAGCGCCGGCAATCCATGCGAAACAGCACGTATGCAGACATTACTGACGAATGTAGGCTCATGTTTGAACGAATATTTGGAATTCCAGCACAACTCCAGCGGGAAGTGGAGAGTCGTTTGGACGGTTTACACGTCGGCGACGACCTGTTTGATCATCCTGTTTGGGACCTATTGGCTCAACAGTTTCGTAGTTTAGATGATCTCTGGTCAGAGGTGTTAGCTTAGACAACCTCATTTGTTTTCATTTTTAAAATTTGTTCCATATCTTTGTTTTAACTTTATTCCTTGAG